GTCTTTCCATAGCGCTAGGTGTTCTATCTGTATGTGCTGCGGTATTGTCTACATTCGCGAAAAACAGTATTCCAAACTCCGTTATTGTGACTCTCGGAGTTCTTGGCACGTGTATGGCAGCACTTGGATACGTTCTTGGAAAAATTAATTCGATGGGAGGCTCTGTTGATCTTGCGACTGCTGAGAGTCTAAGCTTACTCATTGTAGCTTTAACTGCCTGTGCAGTAGCCTTAAGTAATTTGGCAAAGCATGATATTCCGGCAAGCGTATATGCAACTATCGGTGTATTAACTTTAGCAATCGGTGCTATTGGACTAATGCTTGTTGGCTTAGAAGCACTAAATCTCGATACGTCGATTGAAGAAGCAACCGCATTAAGTGAATTACTAATTGCGGTCACTGCATGTGCAACAATTTTATCGCTAGCGAAAGTATCATTTACTTCCGGTGCTGATGCTGCTTTAGGATTGATATCCTTTGTTGGAATTCTTGGAACGGGATTAGCAGCAATCGGTGGAGTAGTTGAATGGATGCAATCGTTCTGTGATGTTGAAGGAGCTATTACTAAGGGCATTGATATTCTTTGTCTCATTGGTAATGGTATCGCTAGATTTGCTGGTGAATTGATATCTACGTTTGTCGAATCATTATTCAGCAAATTGCCGTCTTTAGGTGATCAGCTTTCTGATTTCTCAGAATCAGCATCCAGTTTCTTCGACACAATGGGTTCCTTAGATTCTGGAGTTTTGGACGGATTAGGTATTCTGGTTGATATTTCGGGGAAACTCACATCCAATTCGATAAAAGAAGCCGTAGCTAAGTGGGCAAACGGTGGCGACAGTTCTTTAGTAACATTCGGTAAGAACCTTTCAAGTTTTGCAACACCGTTTAGTGAATTCTTAGCAGAAGTATCGGCAACAGAATTTGATTCTACAAGAATTAAGGAAGCTTGTGAAGCTTTGAACTATCTAGCTGAAGTTTCTATCAGCGGAGCAGATGCTTCTCAGCTTTCGACTTTCGTAAACGATGTTAAAGACTTTGCTCCAGCATTCATTGAATTTGCTACGACTATGCAGGACCTTCCTGATAATACAGAAGACCTTATTAAGAAGAGTGCAGCAATGGCTCGAGTTCTATCTGATTTAAAAGACGGTCTTCCTAAAACTGGTGGTCTGAAGCAGACGATTCTCGGTGAAGCAGGTTCTCTTCAGACTTTTGGCGAAGAATTGGAGAACTTTGCACCTTCGTTCTGCAAGTATGCACAAACCATTGCTACTGAAATGCCTGACAACTATGAAAGTATAGTTCAGGCATCTGCATCTGCTGCAGAAACTCTGTCTACCTTACAAAACGGACTTCCAGAAACTGGTGGCAAACTCCAAGAATGGCTCGGTGGTACAATGGATTTGACCACGTTTGGAAAGAACATTGAAGATTTAGGTGAAGCGCTTGTTAATTTTGCGGAAACGACGAAAGATCTCGATACCGATGTTATCGATACGGCAGTTACTTGTGCGAGCACATTAAGCGCTTTGCAAGAAGGACTTCCAGAAGGTGAGAATAAAATTGTTAAATGGTTCAAAGAGACTTCTGCTGAATCATTTAGTGATAGTCTTACAAGTTTAGGTAACGGTATCTCGGGATTCTATGAATCAATTAAAAATACCAAAGCTACTAAAATCGATTCCGCTTTGTCTTCATTCGAAAAGATGGGAACCATCCTGACGAATCTCAGCGGTCTCGATTGGACCGGAGCCACATCGGTAACGGCAGCCTTTAATTCGTTTGCTAGTTGCAGCATTGATGACTTTGTCAATGCCTTTGAAGGAGCTAGTACTCGATTTGAAAGCGCTGGAACTAATATGGTCGTTTCACTTCAAAATGGATTGAATAATGGCAAAGAAAGTGCCGTAAATGCAGTTTCAAGTCTTATTACAAGTTTAGCTACAAATATTAAGTCCAAAAACTCAACCTTCAGCAGTAAGGGTAGAGAAGCGATGACATATTTTGCCAAGGGTATTGGCGAAGGTAAATCTACAATTACCACTCGCATCAACAACACCTTGAGTGATATTCTCAAAGCTTTCTCTACGAAGAACGCTGAGTTCCAGAATGCTGGTAAGAATATAGTAAACAACATTAGCACGGGCATTAACAACGGTGCATCCGGACCAATTTCAAAGATGAAGTCTGTTGCCGATAACTGCCTGAAGCAATTAAATGGATATTACAACTCTTACTACAACTATGGCGTTAACTGGGTTCAAGGTTTGGCAAATGGTATTAACGATAAGGCTTACCTAGCAAAGAATGCTGCTAAGTCTTTAGCAAAAGCTGTGGCTGGTTCTACAAGTTCGGCACTCATGATCGCATCACCTTCTAAACTGGCTCGCAAATACGGTGGCTACTGGGACGAAGGTTTAGCTGATGGTATTGTTGGATCGATTGCTCTTGTCGACAAAGCATCTGGAATGCTTACGGATTCAGCTATTGATGGTATGTCTAACATGGTCGAATCTGTTATCGCTTTATGTGATGCAGACATCGACTATGAACCAACGATTTCTCCAGTCTTAGATCTTTCTAATGTCAGCAGTGGAATTGCTATATTGAACAGTGACTTAAGTGGTACAACTTTTGCATTGGCCAATGACATTACGAATGACAGACTCGGAAACTCTATCAGCAACACTATCAATGCGAACATTAATGACTCCAACATCATTAGTGCTATTCAAGGTTTACGTGACGATGTAAGCACACTGAACGAAGCGGTTTACAATCTGAAACTGTACTTGGATACTGGCGAACTAGTCGGCGGAGTAGCAGCTAAGATGGATGATGCTCTTGGTGCTCGCCAAATACTGAAAGCTAGAGGTGTGTGATGTACCACTCAGTTACAATAGGCGATTATAACCTTTACGACACATGGGGTCTCGTTCCAGAAGAGGCACCAATAATAGCACCTCCCGAATTCGATCCCGAAACATTAGACCAGCCTCTGGGTAACGGTAACATTAACTTGTATACCATTATTCCGGAGGCTTCGGTCTTTGGCAATAGAGAAGGGGACATAACGTTTCTGATTCTGTGGGATTGGGGTTTAGATTCGGATTGTATTTTTCATGCGCTAATTACAGATTTATTGACTGCGATTCATGGAAAGAGAAAACGTTTGATTTTAGAAGACGACCCAGACTGGTATTACGAAGGACGCTTCGAAGTGACTGACATTCAGAACGAAGAAGGTCATCCAAAGTTGACAATCAGTTATGTGCTTGATTCCTTCAAAATAAACGTATCAGACGGCGTTACTAAGTCGTTATGAGGTAATTATGTATCATTCTGTTACTTTTGGTGATAAGAACACCTATGACGACTGGAATCTGGCCTCGACATCCATGCCAATAATTCAGCCGCCATCTGTAAAATCGAGAAGTATAGGTGTTCCTGGTAAGAACGGAACTCTTGATGTTACTGAAGCAATCACTGGATATCCTCTGTTCGAGAATAGAGAAGGCACACTCGAGTTTGTTATGCTTGACACTAGTGAAGACTGGACTCAGAAGTGCACTGATATTTCGAATTATTTGCACGGTCAAACCCTGAAGTTATCTTTGGAAGATGACCCTAACTGGTATTATGAAGGATATTTCTATGTGGATGAACTTAAATCCGAAGAATACTTTTCGACTATTTCTATAGGTTACGTTCTATATCCGTTTAAAAGACTTATCGAAGAATTTTCGTTACCACTATTCGCAAGCACCGAATATGCAGATTACGATTTCCCAGCGATACTCATCGGCAGGGAACCAATCATACCGAAATTTGAAGTGCAATGTACTAATGATAACGGAGTTCATGTTAAGTACTACGACAAAGAAAAGGGAACCGAAAAAGAGGTCTATCTTTACAACGGAACAACTGAGACAGAAGATCTTATGTTCTATGGTAACGATTTAACTTTGTCACTTAAATGCGATTATGGATACGCAACTGTAACCATTACATTTCTGATAGGAGCAATCTGATGTACGCAATCTATGCTGATGATTTGTGCTTTTGGACAGACGTTTATCAGTTTGACGATATGCGCATCTCATCCCCTGTATTAACACTTGAAGACAATTCTGCTGGTTCTCTGACGTTTACCTTACCAAAGACGAATAAAGCATATGACACCATCATTCGGCTGAAGACAACCATCACAGTTAAGAAAGCTGGTAAAACGATATGGTCCGGACGTGTTTGGGATGATCATCTCGACTTCTGGAACAATCGTGTGATGACATGCGAAGGTGCTTTGGCGTTCATGAATGACAGTACACAGCCTCAAGCAGAGTATCACGACATTTCGCCAACGAATTTTCTGACTACGGTCGTAAACATTCACAACGAGAAAGTTAAGAGCGACCGACAATTCAAAATAGGTACAGTTACAGTCACTGATCCGAACGATTCACTATATAGATACACGAACTACGAAAAGACCATCGAAGTAATCAATGAAAAACTCATTGACCGACTCGGTGGTCATCTTTATGTTCGGTACGAATCCGACGGAATGTACCTTGATTATTTAGAAGACTATCCTCGAACCAGCAATCAGGTCATTCGATTTGGTGAAAACCTTATTGATATTGATAAACATTGGAATAACGAGGACTTCGCTACAGTAATTCTTCCTTTAGGCGCTACGGTCGATGAAGAAAACAAGACCAACGGAATCGATGCCTTACAGGAATATGTTACCGTAAAGTCTGTTAATAACGACAGCCTGTATGTGCAATCTGAAACAGGTGTCGCGAATTATGGCTGGATTGAAAAGAGCGTTACATGGAATGATGTTACAGAGCCTTCGAACTTGCTGACAAAAGCCAAGGAATATTTATCAGACTTGCAGTTTGATGACGTTGAGATAGAAATTACTGCCGTGGATTTGCACTGTTTGGATGTCAATACCGACGACATTCAGTTGCTTGACCAAGTTCGAGTTACTTCGACTCCGCATGGTTTAGACCGACTGTTTCCAGTAACAAAATTGGAAATCAATCTGGACGACCCTGAAAGTATCGACTTTACACTTGGCGATACAATTAACTCATCTCTAACCAGCATCAACAATTCTACAAACTCAGACATTCTCAATGCATTAGCCACTACTGCTGCTGGTATACAGAAAACCGCTAGTAATGCTAAAACAACTGCTGGTACCGCATCCGTTTTGGCCAATGAAGCTCTTGACTATGCGAAAACAGCAGAAAGTAAGATTCAAGAAGCTTTAGATGATGCCGCTACAGCAAGAGAAGAAGTGTCGAAAGTCAATGATGCCGTTGCTTCAGCTAATGCAAATGCCAGCGATGCTATCTCGAAAGCTAATGAATCTTTGAATGCAAGCTCTGCTGCACAAAAACAGGTCGACGAAATTCAAAATGAAGTTAATACTGCTAAAGAAAATGCTGAATCGGCTCTTGAAGAAGCAAAAGCGGTCGGAAATGACTTAACTAATGTCAAGACTTCATTAGAACAGACTTATCAAACTAAATCAGATAGTGCTGAAATAACGGCAACATTACGTAAAGAGCACGAAGAATCTATTACGACAATTCGAAATGAGTTATCCGAAACGTATGCAACAAAGAGTGATTTGGTCGAATACGAAAATACAACTACATCTTCGATTCAGCAAAACGCGGATTCCATAGAGTCCGTTGTCAAGACCGTAGAGCAGCTGCAAGCAGATACCTCTTCGGTTCAAACATCACTGCAAGATGCAATAGACAAAGCTAATGCCGCTCAATCTGCTGCTGATAAAGCTTTAGACGATGCCGCCACCGCTCAATCTGCTGCAGATGCTGCTCAGTCAGCTGCCGACAGTTCAATCGAGAATGCTAAAACAGCTCAGGCTGCCGCTGATAAAGCTCAAGAGGCAGCAACTAAAGCAGATGAAGCATTTCAGCAAGCTCAAACAGACTATGAAACAGCCAAGTCAAACCTCGAGAAACTTGAAACTGATGTAAATGCTACAAAAGAGGAAGTTGACTCTGCTAAATCTGCAGTTGAAGATGCTCAAAAGAATGTCGCTGATGCTCTCGAAAAAGCTGACGCAGCTCACACCGATGCTCAAAATGCAGCCAATACAGCCGCTGCTGCTAAAACTGCTGCTGAGAATGCAACATCGAAAGCACAAACAGCAGCCAATACTGCTGCCAGCGCAAAAGAACAAGCTGATGCGGCAGTGTCCACCGCTAATGATCTGAAAAATCAAGTCGATACGCTAACCAATAGTGTTACCACAAACACAACCAATATCACCCAGAACAGCAAAGCTATCGAAGCTCAAGCAGAGACTGTTACAAAAATCGGCAAAGATTTGGACACTGTGACCTCGGATGTGGCAACGCTTAAAACGACATCTGAAAATATTTCTGCAAAAGTTACGTCGATTACCAACAATGCGATTGTCTCGACTACAGAACAATATTATCTGTCGACCAGTGCAACTGCTCTTTCGGGTGGTTCATGGGTTACGGCGTATCCAACCAAAACACCGTCAACTTATATTTTCAAACGTCTTGTAATTACTAAGACTGACGGAAATCCGACATACTCTCCTTCTGAAAATGGATATTTGATTACTGACAATGTCGGTGGCCAAAACCTTTTGGATGGAACAAGCGATGAATGGACTTCTGTAAACGTTGGCAGATATTATACGACTATTTTCGATACAACGTTTGCTGATGTTGGACTTGAAGAAGGAGATGTAGCTACTGTATCTGTAGCTTTGAATCCTGAAAACAAGACCGGATTAGCTGTTACAGTAATTCATCAGACCACTGGTCAAACTTCTTCATACTACTTAGCTACTGGAAACTATATAACCAAGGGCAATAAAGGAGTATCCAGCGCAACTTTCAAAGTTGGAAGTCGAGATTTGTTGAAGATTGCTATTCGAAACAGTGATACAACTAACGATACGACTACGACTGAAAACTACTATAAGTGTTTTAAACTTGAAAAAGGAAGCTTTGCATCCGACTGGTGTCCTTCAGTTAAAGATGTTTCAGATTCCATCGACGAAACGAATGAACTCATTGGACAAGTACAAGATATTACAGATAACCGTGTTATCAACTTGCGTAACGAGATGACTTCGTTAATTGATGCTACGAAATCCGAAATCATGAGTTCTGTATCTAGTTCATATATTACGGATGATGACTATGAAACTCTTGTGAGTCGTGTAGATTCTATTATCACCCAAACCACGGAGAATGTAGAAATTAAGTTCGAATCGTATAATGCTGACTTGGATACCGTTCGCGAGTCTACAAACAACTTGGCCGAAACAATCAGCAAGTGGTTTACGTTTACTGACGAAGGATATTTTCTTATCGGTCGTTCCGATAGTGAATCGTACCTGCAATTAGGCAATCAGACTATCGATTTTATGAACGGTGATATTCGTGTAGCTTATGTCGAAGACAACCGTATGTATAACAAGGAACTCGAAATCACTGATAAATTTGTTATCGGTAATTTCGCATTTATTCCGCTTTCCGACGGTTCGTTGGAATTTAAGAAAGTGAAGTGATGTTATGGCAACTTGGGGAAGCTGGTCGTCTACGCAAACAACAAAAGTATGGTCCACACTAACTGGATGGAGTAACGAAGAACAGTTTTGTATCTACGCATATTGGCGTTATAGACAAGCGGTCGACACCAACCAAACTGAGGTTATTTTAGATACATTAAGATTCCAGGAAACCAGACAGTTATGCTTGGCGTACTGTGTTGTAACGTTCGAAGGTGGATGGAGTGGAAGTACAGCAAGCGGTACGGCAACACTGACTCAGACTTTCGGTCCTCCGTATTATGTAGATGTTACAATTAATAAATCAAAAGTTTTTAACAACAATTCAGATGGCTATGCAACTGGATTATATTTTCAGTGGAGATGCTCCGTTAGCGGAAACGACTATCGCGTTCCGAAACAATCTTCACTGAATAATTATGAAATCTCTTCAAACTCCATTCCGCGTTTATATTTGACCAGTTCGTTGAGCATGGACAAATCATCTGCGGCAATGAGTGGTAGTTCGTCAGATAAAGTAACATTTATTATCGGAGCACAGTCGTCTTCTTATACACACAAACTGTTATATTCATTCAAAAATGCATCAGGCTATATTAGCTCAAGCGTTGCTGCTGGAACAACTTCTGTTACATGGACACCTCCATTGAGTTTAAACAACCAAATTCCGAATAGTACAAGTGATACCTGTACGATAACCTTGGAAACATATTCTGGAAGCACGAAAGTTGGCTCGACGACCAAAAACTTAACCTTGACAGTTCCTTCATCGATTGTTCCGTCTATATCGTCAGTGTCTTTATCAGATGCTGCCGGTTTATATTCTACATACAGTGCTTATGTTGCGAGCAAGTCGAAACTGAAAGCCGATATTAAAGCAACCGGTTCGTACAGTTCGTCAATCAGTGCGATAAGCGTAAAAGTAATCGATACATATTATTCGGGTACGGTATCAAACTCCAGTGGAACATATTCGGCGTCAATCACCAGTGGATATTTGACCGCAGCCACAAACTCGGTTGTTACAGTAACCGTTACTGATTCTCGTGGTCGTACAGCTACAAACACAAGTAATAAGATTACTGTACTGGCGTATTCTGCACCTAACGGCTCTATCAGCTATGCTCGAATTACCTCTGACGGTACGGTTGACGATGACGGAACTTACATTAAGTATACTTGGAACTACACGATTTCCAGTTTGAATTCCAAGAATACTAGAACTGTTAAGATTCAGATGTATAGTTCCAGTAAAAGTGCATGGGTCGATGTTGCTACTGTTACAAATGGATATACCAGAAGCAGTACAACGAATGATACTACTAACGTATATTCGACAGAGTATAACTATAGTGCCAGATTAGCTATTACTGATAAGTTCACAACGACATATAAGAACATTACCATTGCTCCTTCATTCAGACTAATTCATTGGGGAAATGATGGACGAAGCATGGGTATCGGTAAGCGAGCTGAGAATGCTAACTGCTTAGAAATCGGTTTATCCACAAAGATTAGCGCTGGACTTGAAGTTAAGAACGGTAATGTTTGTGTTACTCATGGCAACGCATTTAACCAGATTATCTCGGATGTTACTTCCGGAACAGCTCCTTCTTCTGATTTATGGAGATATCCTATAGCAGCTTTCGATTCCACATGGAGTAATTATTTGATGTATCTGGAAGTATATGCCGCTACAAGTAAGTTTCAGCGAGTTCGATTGGCTGGAAGAAGTAAAATGTCTGGTTCTACTGTTGACGGCTATATTGATATTCGCATGAATGCTAACGGAACGGTTACATATTATACGGGTAACGGACAAATTGCGGATTCATCCACTTATGCATCAGTTATACCAGCAGCAACGACGAGCAAGAATGGACTCATGTCATCTTCAGATAAAACCAAAATTGACAAACTTGATTCTTATGGAGCATCGTCGTGGGAATTTCTTAGAACTTGCGGTGGAAATAATACAAAAGGTACACAGTTCCCGTTTACATTGGATAGTTCGATTGAGAATTATAACGAAATAATGGTTATGTGTGTGCAGAATAAATATTATACTGCCGAAACTGGACGAGTATATTTCGTTTTGGGAACGACTATTGTTCCAAAGGCTCTAGTTAAAGATAGTTATGTAGATATTGCAGACGGTACATTTGGTACTCCGGAAGCAAATGGATACCATGCTGGTGTTTCATTTACGAGTGCAACAACTGGATATTTATACGCATACTATTCGGACGCTCGATGCATTCTGTTTGCTCGTTAGAAAGATATTTTATGATACTATACACAAGATTTGACGTTTTCACATTCGAAGTTTCAGCTATTGCAACCGTTCCGACATCTGAAGTTAATACAGAAGTAGTCTTTAACGAGGAGTGTCTTTATCCTAACAAAATTGAAGGGTATAAAGTAAAACCATCTGGCCAAGACACAGTTTTATATTTCGATGAAGAACTGTATGAAACTCGAGTGAAAGAAAAAGAAGAAGCTGTTGCACAGCAAGAAGTAGACAATATCTTCGAAGAAATTAAAACCGAGATGATTCTTAGCTATGCTTCTGATGCTCAAGCTTTGAAACTTAAACTTCTGTATCCTGACTGGAAAGAAGATACAACTTACATAGCTGGTCAGAGAATCAATTACGATGGCGGATTCTACAAAGTTCTGGTTGACCACACTTCCGGTGCTGACAAAACGCCTCGAGATACTCCATCTTTATACGAAGGCATGGAAGATCCTATCGAATCCTGGCCAGTATGGACTCAACCTGAAAAAGACAGTCCATATAAGCTAGGAGATAAAGTGATATTTGAAGGTAAGAAGTATGAATCTACAAAAGACGAAAACTATCTCAATCCTTCGGATGATCCAGAAGCTTGGAAGGAAGTATAATTCATGCCGAATACTGATATTTACAAATTAAAAGAAACTTTGTCCGTCAGCATTAAGGAAGCTATCCAAAACGGTATTCCGATTGCTACGATAGGGATTCTTTTAGAAAACTTGCTGAACGAAGCCAATCTTATGACCGCTGATGCGATCAAACATGAACAGCAAGTACTTAATAATTCAGAGGAGTAATTATGGCTTATATTACAGTAGACACCACTCGTGTTCGAATGAATATTCCATCGGAGTATCGAACAATTGGTGTTACATTAGACGTCGGCTCCAGAATTATTTCATTTAAACTTCCAAAACAAATTTCCTCAGTCTTTAATCTTGCCAATGCAGTTGTTGCAATTGAGTATGTTCGTTCTTCCGATAACGCTGGCGGTCGCGACAATCTCACTCGAACAGATGAAGACGAGGATTTTTTATATTTCACCTGGGAACCTGATGCACCGGTCTTTTATGAAGATGGCGTTATCAGTGCTCATCTTTGTGCAACCATCACGGAAGATACCAAAGTCGTTAGAGAATGGCATACGGTACCTTCCATGTTCATGGTGCTTGCAAGCAAAGAGGCTGGTATGCAGTTAGAAAGATATTATCTGGGAAAGGATGACTTTCTGACTGAGGAGGAAGCTAGAGCAATCGCCAGGGAAGTATATGAGGAAGCAAAGGAGAGACTAAATGAGCAATAAAGTAGTTACCGAAGACGTTCTACGAGCGACCCTTAACGAGCTACTCAACACGGATATTTTGGAAAGTGCTGTCGAAGCAACTAACGAAGCGAATAATGCAGCATCAGGATTAGAAAGCAGCCTGGAAGAGCAGAAAACGGCACTGTCTGACCTTTTAGAAACCCAAAAATCCGACTATGAAAAATTCATGAACGATGTCAAGACCCATGCCGATGAATATTTCGAAGAATCGAGCAATGCGTATGACTTGTTAGTGGAGAATACCAAAAACGATACTGATTCTGTAATTAGTTATGCAAACAAAGAAATTGAATCATTTGTATCCACGTATGAGAACTCTACAACGAAGTTTCTCAATAACTCGCAAGAGAGCATCGACGAAGCTGTAGACAACGCTAATGACGCTGCCAACAAAGCCGATGCGGCAGCTGAGAAAGCGAATGTTGCAGCATCGCAAGCAAACGCTTCGGCATCCAATGCTAACGCTGCAGCTCTCACAGCAGCAAACTTGATTGAACAAACCAATTTGGCCATCGAAAGTGCCACTGCGGCTTCAAATTTAGCTAATGCAAATGCCCAGGAAGCGAACAAAGCAGCTGAGAATGCTAAGACATCAATTAATGATATTTCAGCTAAAATTAATGAAACTAACGAAGTTGTTTCTGAAACAAAAGAACTAAACTCGACAACAAAAGAGCTCAATCGCTCAATGCTTCGATTACTTCAGTCGACAATGCCGTAACAAACGCCGATAACGCAGTTACTCGAGCTAATGCAGCAATTGCAAGTATTGATGATCTTTCAGATGTTGAAGGAGCAATCAGTGCATATTTTGCATTGGGACGTCAAAAGAACCTAGAATTAGGTTTCAAGACTCCATTGTGGGCAACTTCGCAAGCGTGCACGGTTGAGAAAACTGGAGATAATGTAAACTTTGCAGATTTGGTTCCTGCATCAGATACCAGTCCTGGAGTCGATGAATACGCTGAGTTTGAATGCATGAACACGTTTGATGTTAATGCGTATATTGATGAAAACGGGCATAAACACATCACGGCCATAAAGGGCGATAAAAAGTTTGACGACCTTGAAACAGACGTACTGGTATGCGGCTGTTCATATTACGAAAAGACATGGACTGACGACAACTATTTTTACTATTCCAGAGTCTTTAATCCGCAGGAAGGTTATACAGCTCCTCCGCATTGCAGAGATTCGGATGGTACGGTTCTTCCATATTTTCTGATCCATAAGTATGAAGGTTCAACACTTGACGGAACTGCCAATACTGAGATGCGAAGCGTAAAGAACCAGCCGCCGACTCGAAATGTCGTTACATATAACTACGGCGCTACAAAGCTGAAAGAGAACAAAACAAATGGTAAATACTATAGTTTAATGACTGCTAGCGAACAGGCTTGGGTTGCAATGACGATGCTGTTAACTGGAACGACCAAGAACATTCAGAACCGCTGGTATGGCTGCATGAGTTACAGTATTCAGCAAAATTGTACAGCAGCTTTAACGAATACTGCTGGTGTTGTGGTCAACAAGAATGTTGGATTTGTTTTATATTCTACAATCTCAGTTGGCAAACTTCCTGAGAATTCTACTTCAAAAGACCGAGGAAATACCTGGACTCACTCACTCGCTAATAACGCCACAGTTATTGATATTCAGACATATGATGATTCAAATGTTCTGCTGTTCCTTGATTGTGAACCGTTTGATTCGACAACAGATTGTTATGTGACGTCGATGCATTGGAAATCCGGATTCAGTGACCGTGTAAAGGGAAGAACTGGATGTCCAGGAAGCACTCCGACAAACGGAAAACTTCCAGTTGTATTTATGGGAGTCGAACTAATGGTCGGCGGATATGAGACTATTGGCAACGCTTTTTACGACGTCGAATCGCAATATACAAGAACGGTTCTCTACACTAACGATGCCACTAAGATTACGAGCAATGTAACCACAGCAAAGACAGATTACCAAAAGGGCGGCACGCTTGACGGAAACGGTAGCCAAGGATGGAGATATGTTTGCGATATCGACTATGATCCAGAATCCGGAGTTATGTGGCAAAAGTCTTGTGGATTAAGCGGATCTGGTGCAAATACTGGGTATGCTGATGCTGTATACTTTAATAATTCCACGAGTGGACAGTACGAAATACTCGCCTTTGGGCTCTTGGACAACGGTTCGATCGGTGGTCCCTTCTGCGTGACTGCGGGCAACGGTCTTTCGAATTCGAACTGGGACCGCCTGGGGCGCCTGTCTTTCTCCGCTTGCTTAAGCGGGTGAATGGTGAGCATCGCGAACCAGAGGGCGGCAGCCCTGCGCTAAAATAGACATCAAAACTCTACCATATTATATATACTGATATTTCGTTGCTTTTATGGGCCTCGGAGATACTCGCCTTTGGGAACTTGAACAACGGTTCGAACAGTGGTCCCTTCTACGTGAATGCGAACAACGGTCTTTCGAATTCGAACTGGAACATCCTGGGGCGCCTAGTTTCTCTTTAAGACAAATCTATCCTCTCTTCAGATTAGTTATATTTTCGAGGACGCACCTAAGTAGGGCAGTTGAAACTCCAGCGCTACCTTCGCGCAAAATTCTCTTGAAGCAAGCATGGCTAGTACTGAAACGAACGCTATGAAGATGAGAAAAACTAACTATGAAAACATACTTGAAACATTTTACATTAACCAAAGAATTTGTATTATATTCTCTATGCAAATGCTTGGATCCAACGGCAAGACGTAAAAATCGTTGGCAAAGAAGAGACACGGCATATTTAATAGCTGAATATACATTAAAGAGCGGTAGTAAGAAGGAGAACATTCATCATGTTGCCGCTCGAATTTATGATGACTTAATGGAGGACTGGCAATATGTAAGAAATTACGCAGCACCAATGATTGCAGACTATCTATATCACGAAATCAAAGCTCGAACTGTTTACATGAAACCTATTCGAGAAACCGAACGATATGATAAGACCTGTAATAAGGTGCGTACAATCGGTATCGCCAGCATGAAGCAGCAAGTTCTTGACTGGATTTGCAGCGAAGCACTCGACCAGTTTTTTAATGACAAGTCGCATCCGGGTCAAGAATCCGGCATCCCATATCGAGGACCTTTACCAGCAGCTAAAAAGGCATATCGCTGGATCAAACGTCGAGACGGAAGCATGAACTACTGTATTCAAGGAGACGTGCAAAAATTCTATCCGAGCATTGACCATGATGTACTTAAAGGAATCTTTCAGAAGTACGTTAGAAACGAAGATATTTTGTATCTTGTATTCCTTATCATCGACTCGTATGGAGAGAAGGGAATCTCAATTGGAAGTTATCTTTCTTTACGAATGGGTAATCTCGTCATGGGAATCGCGATGCACTGGCTTGAACAGAATGCATACCGAAATACTTGCAGAATTAGACGTGATAAGATTTCTCACCTCAGAGTTCCTTTATATTCTCACATCATAGTCTATACAGACAACATTAGTATTTTCGGCTCAAACAAGTCACAGGTTAAGAAAGCTATGCGACTGTTTGTCGAGTACTTAAATCAGATGTGCAAGCTCACAGTAAAGCAACCTTGGATAATCCGGTCTCTGCGTAATGATGGCTTTTACGATATTGCCGGCTATAAAGTATATAAAGACCATGTCTCGATACGTAAGCGCACTTTCAAACGACTTAGAAACGTTAGCCTAAGAGCTAAACGCAAGTTTGAACCGAACAAAGCTAATACTATTGCGTCTTACTACGGCTATATAAAGCATACAAATTCATTTATATTTGCGAGAAAATACAAATTCTTTAGGTCGTTAAAGCGGGCTAAGGAGGTCCAACGAAATGAAGCAAAGAGTAGAGTATCTCGAGAAGCAACCAGAATACCGTTTATTCAGTTTACCTGATGGAACTCAAGACCTGATTGTGTTTTCGTTTGTCGAGGAAGGAAAAGACGAGGACGAAAATATCGTTTATATTTACGACACCAATCAGATGCATGGGCATTTCGAAGAAGAGCATGTTTCGAGCAACCTGAATTATTATCTCGACTATGAACAAGATACTCCTAAAAGTCAGATTGCAAGAATTATCGCTCTCGAAGAAATCTCTAATCAGCAGGACTTAGCGTTAGCTGAGATCATGGATATTACTCTGGCTAACAGTGAAGCCTTAGCGGATTCTATCAATGCTTTGATTGGCACAATGGAGGTATAGAATGATTTATATTTACGCTAGACTAGTTAAACAAGGAGCTCGAACTATTGAAAGTGTGCCTGAAACATACCGAGATAAAGTAATCGAATTACTTGAGAAAGAGCAAACTAAACAAAACTAGACTTATATTTGCTGAAGGGCGGAGTAACATCTGCCCTTTTATTATGCTTTACACATTTGACGAAGGAGAATCGATGGGTGAGCCATGGAATGATATTATTACCGTTTGCGGTTTTTTAGTTGCAGCGTTTGTGGCCTTTTACAACTGGAAGAAAAGTGTGTCTAACGAAGACCGGAGATCCTCTTCGGAAATGGCGACACTTATAGTGAAACTAGAAAACATCACAAACGGTATCGCTGATATTCGTGCCGACATACGTCTTATGGATGCCGAAAACAAAAAAATGGGAGAGAGAATCGTAGCTCTCGAAGAGAACCAGAAGAACATCAGCACTCGACTTGATAAACTCGATGCACATTTCGAGAAGAAGGAGAATCAATGAACTGGAAAGTACGTTTTAAGAACCCTGTATTTATTGCTCAACTTTTATTAGCTATCTTCACTCCTATTCTGGCTTATGCTGGATTGACAGTACAGGATTTAACAACTTGGCAAGCACTGCTTAATGTATTGCTTGGAGCTATCTCTAACCCGTATGTTCTTGGTTTAGTTGCTGTTAGTGTTTGGAACGCTTGCAATGACCCAACTACAGCCGGAGTTACAGACAGCGAGCAGGCTTTGACTTACGAAGAACCAAAGAAAGGTTAGAAAGAGGATTTGACTATGTCTAGTTATGCAGATTTTAAAAGCAAAGTAATTAATCGAGCTTACGACATTGATGGATACTATGGAGCACAGTGCTGGGATGGCTATGCGCAGTATTGTAAGTATCTCGGAGTTCCATATGCTAGCTGCTCAGCTACTGGCTATGTGAAAGATATTTGGACTCAAAGAGCAAGTAACGGAGTCCTGAACTATTTCGATGAAGTATCTGTGCTCCAGCCAGGAGATGTTCAGGTGTTCAAAGAAGTAGCTGGATGGACACCACTGAGCCACATTGCCATCTTCGACTCCGATATTGACGGGGTCTATGGATGGTTCCTTGGACAGAACCAGGGCGGAAGCAATGGCGCGTTTAACTTGGTTAAATTGCCATATAGTGCAACGTATGCGACAGGATTCCGTCCAAAAGCTTTCACGACTACAAATACCACAACTAGCTCAACAATTTGGGATTTCAATGCCGTTATTAAGAAGGGTGATACCGTTAAAACCGGTTCATTGTCCATTTCCAAACTGTCAGCGTCTCTGACCGAAGCATGGATTCCTGATTTGGATGCATGGATTCCTCTGTCTGGTGTTACAGAAGCATCAGATACTGGTGACGGAGCCTGTGACAATTACTTAGCTACAACAGCAGCAAAAGTATATTTGGACCCAGTAGTTGTCGAAGATGTTAATGCTTCAACAAACCGAGTTAAAGTTCATGGAGTGTGGGTTAAAGCAGGTCCTTTAGCAGCTAAGAGATAGTTTATGCCGCTCCATGATATTTATTACACAGTTCAAGTAGGAGCTTTTGCATCCTATGACGCAGCGTGTGCATACGCTGATAAAGTGAATAAATCCGGATTCCATGTATATCCAGATGTTGAGAACTGTATTTATATTGTGCGTTCAGAAGCATTCTATAACGACAAACACGGAGCTGAGTTATACGCTCAAGAGTTAAAAGATGCTGGAATTACTTCGATTCTTAAAAAATATGGTGACCCTGCAATGCCCGAAAAGACTATTGATCAGATTGCTCAAGAAGTCGCTAACGGCTTGTGGGGCTCTGGATATTTCGAAATTACTCAGAGATTAAGAGAAGCAAATCATCCAGTGAGCTTGGTACTTACAAGATTACAGCTTCTTAAATAGGGACCGAGTGGACTAGGTTTTCATTTATATTTTCGATAAGGAGGAAATATTATGGAACCTAGAATACCACTTGACAAGAAAGTTCTTCTGACATTAAAAGAAGCAGCAGAGCTAACCGGCATCGGCATTTCTACTTTACGTAAAATTTCAGATGCACCAGACTGCAGCTTCGTGATATTTGTCGGCAATAAGCGAATGCTTAAACGAAGACTTCTGGAATTATATTTAGAAGATATGCTTTCCATTTGATTCGGAGGGGTTTGCCCGTTACAATGACTATGTAAACAAGGCAAACTCTTCCTTATATTATATAGGAGGTTTACATGAAGAAACGAAAAGATTCAAATGGAAGAGTTTTACGAAAAGGGGAGTTCCAAAGAAGCTCTGACGGCATGTATATTTACAAGTATCAAACACCGTTGAAAGTTCAAAAGAGAATTGCGGCAAGTACTTTAGACGAACTCCGTAAATTAGAAAAAGAGCTGGATAAAGAAGCAAAAGCTTACAGTGACCCAACTCTCTATCAGCAGATTACATTATATTTAAATACTCGAAAAAACTTAAGAGATTCTACACTGCGAAATTACAGAATCTGGCTGGAAGCATTGAAAGATGATTACTTGCTGAAATTGCGCGTGAAGCAGGTTAAGACAATTCATGTCAAGACCTGGATAGCCGACAAGATTGATGAAGGGAAGTCGTCATCTACGATTAATGCATATTTCACAGGTCTGATTCGACCAGCTTTGCAAATGGCTGTTGAAGATGAACTTATTTATCGTAATCCAGCGGATTTTAAACTCTCTAATACCGTTACGATGTCGTCGAGTAAACGAGAAGCTTTAACTCCGCAGGAACAACAAGTCCTCATAAATTTTCTCGAACGTGGAGAATGCGTAACAGCACGTAAGAATCGCGACTTATTTATATTTGCTTTGGAAACTGGTTTGAGAGCTTCTGAAATTGGTGGACTTACAGTAAATGACATCGACTTCGACAAGAAAGAAATTAGTGTTAACAAACAGTTAATTCGTGAAGGGCATCTTTTACGAATCGACACACCAAAGTCAGAATCTGGAAAACGAATAATTCCAATGAGTGCCAAAGCTGAAGAATGCTTACGTAACGTTTTATCTATTGAGCACGATAAAGATTATGAGGTCGATGGATATTCTGGTTTTGTGTTTAGAAGCCGCAGAGATCAGCTGATGGACCGGATATTTGTGCGTTCACGTTACATAGCAGTCGTAAAAGCAATTGAGAAAGAAAGTAATGTTAAGCTGCCATCAGCGATGCATTGTCTTCGTCACACATACTGTACGAACCTTATCAACGCTAATGTAAACGTTAAAGTAGTTCAGTATCTGATGGGACATAAGAACGCTGCTACAACAATGGATATTTACACAACTGTAACAGAAGAAAGAGTTCGTCAGGAGCTTTTGGAAAAGTTCAAATAAAACGTTACATAAACCACTGCACCAAATACTGCACCAAACCGAATGATATTTGTGAATAACTATGAAGAATTATGAAGACCTTTTGCTAAAAGAATAGTCAAATGTGCTTTATGTAAAGGGCCTTATATTTTTTCACTCAGTTTATTACATAATATACATTATGCGAAGTTTGATAATGTACAAAAAGCATCCTTCTGTGGATGCTTTTTCCTTTCATAATTTCTAGTTTCCTTTGTCTGGAATTCGATTTTTAATTGAAATCTTGCGTATTCTTAAGTACGCTCTTTGAATTTATTTCAATCTAACGCAGAAATTCTTATTTCGATTCGCCACATATTTATAATTTTCGTTTTATTCTGAAATTTTATTAATTCAATATTTTCAAAGATTTTCTACCTAATTTATAGATACGTTTTTTGAATTGATTAAAGAAATGCCTCCTAAAAAAATTATCTAATAATTATATTTATAGCTTTCTATTCGAAAATTTTCATAAAAAATATTTTGGTCTTTATATTGATTTTATTCATATTTTTTAAAACCTAAATTTCACTCAATTTTTGTTATTATAATTCCCTTTTTTATAGCCTTAATTTTCAACTGCATTTTTAACTGCATTTTGCCATGCAGCAGACTGAATCAAATATCTTGCAGAAGATCAAATAATACAATGAAATCACAGATAACAGATTAGTACATAAAAGGCTTTAAATACGGTATTAGATTCGAATAATGCAAAGGCTAACTGGCAAAATCCGTATTTTTATTGTCCTTTTCCATTCATATATAGAAATTTTTGAAAATTTTTAAATTGGACATATATATTATATTATATAAATATTGATAGGCTTTAATAACTATACTACTTAATTATCTTAGAAATATAATGTATATTATATTAGAAAAATACCAGGAGATTTAGTTCCATAGTAAAAAATAATGAAAATGATATAATACCAAAACTTAGGTAGTATAAAATCCTCTTCCTTTTCGGCCGAAAATGGCTTAAAATTAGGTTATAAATTTAACGTTTGTTAAATTTGGTACAAAAGGAGAAAAATATGGTTTTTGGTTACTGCAGGGTTTCTACCCCTTCTCAAAATATTGAACGTCAAAAAAGAAATATTCTTGCAAAATTCCCTTATGCGACTTTGTATTGTGAAGCTCACACTGGTACAGAACTTCAAGGAAGAAAAGAACTTGATAAGCTTTTAAAACGTGTTAAGAATGGCGACACTATTGTTTATGATTCTGCAAGCAGAATGAGTCGTAATGTTGAAGAAGCAACTGAATTGTATGCAGCTCTCTTTAAAGAAGGAGTTGAGTTGATTTTTTTGAAAGAGCCTCACATTAATACGAGCGTATATAAAAAAGCCCTGAATGCACAAATCGAAGTTGATTTAAGCGGAATGGATCCGGCAACAAAACAACTTATGAGTGACATTATTCGGGCTTTAAATAATTATACGGTTGATCTGGCTCAATCCCAGATTCAGCTTGTATTTGAACAAGCTGAGAAAGAAGTTAAAGATATTCAGCAAAGAACGAAAGAAGGAATGCTCACCGCAAAACTTGAAGGCAAAAGAATTGGCAATCAAGTTGGTGATAAGCTTACGACAAAGAAATCTATTCAGGCAAAGAAAATTATTCTAAAGCACTCGAAAGATTTTGGTGGAACTCTGAACGATAAGGAAGTCCAGCAGCTTGCAGGAATCAGCCGTAATACGTATTACACTTACAAAAAGCAGCTAAAGGAAGAAGAAGTAAATAAATAAAATATGCTAGGAGGATAGTTTATTGACTATCCTCTTTTTTATTCAATTTACGCTCTTTCATGCAACAAAGCATACTATATAGGTCATCATTAAGAATCATAATTTTCATAAGAGTCGCTCTGCTTTCAGAGTCTGCTGGAAGGCATGT